GTGAAGAAGACCAAGACAGCTACGAAAGACGAGTATGGACAAGGAATTATTTCCCGTCCTGCTTCAGCTGTGGCCAAAGTTGCCGGTATGTTAACTAATGTTCCAGTTATAGGCCAATGGGCCTTTGCGACGCAGATCGGAGCGCAAGCTACGTCTCAAGTCGCGAGCCTTTTTGGTTGGAGTCGTCCAATTAACTTGAACCCTATTAACAAATTCCGCCCAACATACGTGGGCAACATGGCCAATACTTCTATTGATGATGCTACCGATAAATTGTCTTTTGATCCCAAACAAGAGATTACGATAGATCCTAGAACTATTGGCTATGGTAATGGAAACGATGACCTAGTTATCCAATCTATTGCCACACGTCCATCCTATCTCTCAAGATTTCAGTGGTTACCAGCCTACGCGGTCGGCAAGCACTTATTTTCTTCTAGAGTTACTCCTATGCTATTTTCGCGACAGAATGTTTCAGGAAAAACTGAAATTGGACCTACGCCTATGGCTTATGCAGCATATCCTTTCCGTCATTGGAGAGGGTCTATTGTATATAGATTTCAGGTTGTAGCTTCTAAATTTCACAAAGGGCGTCTTCGTATCCATTATGATCCTCTCGGTATCGCCGCTGGCGAACCCGATTGGGCTGGTGGATATAATGAAGTTTTCGATATCTCAGATACCAGAGATATCGAAGTAAAAATTAGTTGGAATCAAGCTGCGGCGTATAGATTCGTGGGAAATCAGTGGAGTAATATTTTTGCACCTGTCAACCATACGCCCAGAGACGGAGATTTAAGTCCCGTCAACCCCATTAGCGATTTACCCCTAAACTCAAACGGAGTGATCGCAGTTTACGTTCTTAACGAACTAGCAGCACCAGAAACCACAGGTGATGCCAGTAACGTCGAGGTAAATGTTTTTGTTTCCGCCTGTGACGACTTTGAAGTAGCAGGTCCGGAAGCACTTGGAATAGACACACTATCTGTCCACTCTGAACAATTCGTTAGTCAGAGTGGTGAAGTGTGTCTCGAAGGCACTGCCCCCACAGGCAGTTCTTCAATTCCACGAACAACAATGGGTGTTGAAAGCTCACCAAGAAATATAGACAATGCGTTGTATTTCGGAGAAGCTTTCACGTCGTTTAGAGATATGCTAAAACGCTATGCCTACTATACGACATACGGGAACCCTGAGAGTGATGATGACGCACGATCTTATGCGTTAAATATTACTCACAAGGTGTTCCCACCATATCGAGGTAACGATGGCACTGTCCAAGTTTATGCAAAAAATACTCTATTGCACTACTTGACACCTGCCTTCGTTGCACGCCGAGGAGGAATCCGCTGGAAATACGTTTACAACGATCTTTCAGCGAATTTAACTTGTGCCAACCGCAACTTAGTGGTCCGACGAATTACACGAGATACTTTAATTAGTTCTTCTGAACTCGTACCACTTACTGATGGTGGTGGCACAGATACTCTTAGTATCTCCCGGCGTGTTATCTCACAATTAGACACTTGGAATGGTGCTCAATCTACGAATGTAGGACAATGTCCCACACTCGAAGTGGAGTATCCATACTACAGAGAAGAACGATATACAGATGCGTCCCTTGTGGCCGAAGATGTATTGGAGACAGATTTTGCCCAGCTTAATCTGTTAGTTCCAGCCATTCGTGGTAACAAATCACCCCCAGAAAATGAACATACTTTCGATGCTTATTTAGCTCCTGGGGAAGATTTTAACTTAATGTGGTTTCTAAGTTGTCCCATCTTGTACTATGTACCAGATCAAACCCTGTAACAATCGGCAGGTGGGTTGAAAACCCCGACGTACGTACATGTATTTGTGCGCTTTTATTCATCAATTAATTTTGTTCATTTGAAGCGCGCTTGCGTACTTCAAAAGAAATTTAGCGATTGATGTTCTAAAGAGGAACCGTCAAAACCAACCAAAGGGAGTTGGATTAAAGAAAGGGCGAGATTGTAAAGGTTTTTACATCTCGCCAAGAAACAAGTAAATACTATTGTTTCACTTTCTG